CGACAAAAAACAGTACTGAAGCAAGTAAATAAGGAGCTGGAAACATATAAAAGAACCACTATAGACCCCAGAGCGTTTGTTATTTTAGATGATTGTTTGTATGACCAAGGTTGGACCCGAGATAAAATGATGCGGTTGTTATTTATGAATGGACGTCATTGGAAAATTATGTTAATTATTACCATGCAGTATCCTTTGGGCATTCCACCTAATCTTAGAACCAATATAGATTATGTATTCTTATTAAGAGAACCCTATTTGACAAATAGGAAGCGCATCTGGGAAAATTATGCAAGTATGTTTCCTACACTGGAAGCGTTTTGTGCAGTTATGGATCAGACCACCGAAAATTATGAATGTTTGGTTATTAATAACAATGCGAAATCAAATAAGTTGAATGACCAGATATTTTGGTATAAAGCTGAGAAACATCCGGATTTTAGATTGGGTTCAAAAGAGTTTTGGGAGATTTCTAAAAATATGGGTTCTGATGACGAAGACGATGCATACGACCCAAGCAAGTCCAAGAAGAAGTCAGCAACTACTATTAACGTGAAAAAATCAAAATGGTAAAAAAATAATATTTGCTATTGTTAATATTATTTTCTTGAATTAGTATATTTTATCTAAGCCGGTGTGTTTCTAACATTCATATCCTCTACCACTGGTAAATCGGCATTATATGATTCAATCTCAGTTTTAACACTTTCTTTATCACTGTCATCACTGTCATCACTGTCATCACTGTCATCACTGTCATCATTGCCATTACTATCATTTTCATCCCCACTTTCAATATTATTATTGATAGTATTATCTGCATAGTTTATGTACTGTGTCATTATGCTGTTGAAATCTTCACGTACATTGTGAGTAGAATTACCATACACCGCATTTTGAATATCTTTTCTATAATCTGTTATAAATTTCTTTTCAATATTGCTATATTTGATATGACAATCACTATCATTTGTATTATAATTACAAGGTGCTTCAAACGTACCAGCAATATCATTAAATGCTATAATATTTGTGCGTTTGTTGTTCATTTTTTTAACAGATTTTATGGTTTTACGTCCGAAAAGAGGATTTTGAATTGCAAAATGCTTAAGTAAAGCACGCCAATATAGACGATTTTTTGCCTTGTCTATGGTATTTAACGAAAACATGCTACGATAATAGTACTTGACGTAAGGTGTAAATGTTTTAAACAAAGTTTCCTCTGGAAAATCATCATGAATGTCAATCTTAAAACTGGAATGACTGTCGTTGTACATTTCAATCATATCTAGTATATCATTTTTAACATCACATGTGCAACTTTCATCCAGTAGTTTGCTTCTATCATCTATTGCCCTTTCTCTGAGCATACATTCATAATTATCTAAGAATTTAGTTAATGAAAAGTTGCACTGAAAGTAGGTGTGGTATGCTTCTGGGATATTATAATCACTCTTTTTGATAGCAAAATAAATTGCGTATAGATTGCTCTTAGTGAAAGGTAGATTGCAATACGGGTTTTTACACGGAAGAGGATCTGCATATAATTCCTCTGAATTATGCAGACTTTTGCGAATTATTTTTGTAATATCAGGGATAGTAAAGATATATTTGGTATTTTCCTGTAACATTTCAATATAATTATTTCCTTTTTTTGATATAGGGTTCATATACATATCATCAGTGCAACCATATCGGGCTTTTTTATACTTATACAAGAATGCAAACCGATTAAGTGCAATATAATGTTTTTGGGTAGTTGATAAACAATTTATATATTCATCTTTCTTTTCTTCACTTAAGAATGTGTTTTTTAATACTTGTTGTATAGAGACATATTTTTGTTTTCTACAGAATGATTGGTTATTTTTCTTATATTTAAAATAAGAGTAAAATAAAACATGCAAACAGTCTAACTCTTTTACTCTATCCTTATTTTTATCAATATAATCGCTATATTTTTCAAATGAATCTGTTTTTGTTAGCAGTACTTCATTAAATGATCCCCATACTACTTTTTCTAATACAGTGTAAAAAGCAGTAGGCTGATTCATACTAATCGTAAATTTCGTATTGTTATATAATTCATATTATGCATATAACAATTTATTTTTTTTGATAATCAATTTTTTCAATCTACTTTCTCTAATGAGTCCTCGTCAGTAGCGCTGTTCGCATTGGAAATTAACATTTCATTATGTAATTTCGTAGATTCTGCATCGGCAACCTCTCGTGATTCAAAATCAACTGTTTCTTTCACTCCAATTAAGTTACCTTCATCATCCAATGTCTGTGTTAATACGTTGTTATGCTCCTTCGCCTTTTCAATATTTTCCGCGATGGCCTTCTTCTTCGTCTCACGAATACGTTCCTCAAATTCTTTCTTTGCCATTTGTTCATTCTTCATTTTTTCATGATGAAGAGCGTTTAACTCTTCCTCCAGATGTTCTACGCGTCCGGTTTTGTATGCATCCGGGTCCCAAGGCACCCATATGCCGACGGGTCCTACAAATATGTCGTGATTGGGGTCGTTTTCACGAAGTTTCTTACTTTTCATCTCAGCTTCTTCTTGCGTTCCAAATACACCTCTTATCTTTAGTCCTCTTACAGATGTTTGGAAAGCATGATCACGTGTAAATTGCTCATTCAACTTATCTTCCTGTTTATCCATAAAATTTTTGTAATCATCTTCTATGCCACTCTTTTTGAGTTTCATGCCTTCTTCTTTAACAAACTCGTTAAAATCCTCTATCAAGTTATCCACTTTGACATTATGCTTATATGCGATAAAATGGATAAATTCAAAATATCTTTCCATAGATTTGGAAAACTCCCATTGCTTAATAAACTGATCAAATAAAAATACCTCTCTTTTCTTGAGAATCTTTTCAGGAGATACAAAAGATATACATGCAAATTTCTGTCCAGCAATAGTAGGATCTTCATCACACAGATCTACATATTTAGGGTTTTTTTCACCATCTGGTAACGACTTTTTCTCAAAAGAAGACATTTAGCCAATATACATTTTCAAGGTGTATATATTTAAGTAATTTCAAGTAAATAATAATAAACGATATTTTTTTATTGTGTTATATTATACATTCAAATATGCCTGAGATGTTTGACATGAACGAGTTGTTGAAACGTGCTATCAAATACTTGATTGAGGGTTTAGCTGTTGCCATTTGCGCGATGCTTATTCCCAAGAAAGCTCTTAATGTAGAGGAGATTATCATTATTGCTTTGACTGCTGCCGCTACTTTCAGCATCCTTGATGTTTTCATTCCTGCGATGGGTTCCAGCGCACGCAATGGTGCTGGTATGACACTTGGTAGTACCCTTGTTGGTGGTATTCGCCTTGCTGCTTAAATGCAACCAATTGAAAAACTTATAATATAATAATAAACTCTATAATTATTATATTACACAGTAGGGAAATATTCCCAATCCAGATCGTTGCATACTTTTTTCCATATCATATCTTGTTCCAGCTGTTTTTCACGGTCTTTCATCATGGGAATATATGGCAAATATTGGGTCTGGTCTAACAATACACACAATTGATACAAAGTGTAGGTATAATTAAAAAAATTAGTACGGTTTGGTGGGCAATGTACAGCCCATGGTTTCTGAATTTCAATGAATAAAACACATAATGTTTCGTGTAATTCTTCATTCATAACTGGTGGTTTTATTCCAAACATAGAATTAATATATTGAATGTGCTCAAAATATTTATTGTACCCCAATTTACGTAATATTTCTCTCATTTTATCATAATTAATCAAAGACATGTCTGTAATTCTCTCTTTTTTAATCCTGGCACGGATATCTTCAATGACTTCTTCGGGTATTTGTGTAGTTTCTTTTGCTTGAAACTGAGATAATATCTCTTTGAAGTGATTCAAACGTATATATGCAGTATATGAGACTTCATTTGGAGGCTCTTTGTTAGTCGGTTTTGAACTATCCACGATATAAGATATATACTTACCGCATTTATCATTATTACATACGAGAATACCTTCTTCGTCTAATGCAATCATTTCGCCATTATTGCATATATTGCAAATATCAGTGGCAATAATATAGGATTGTATATTTTGAATTTCATTATTTACATTTGCCCAATATTGTGAGTAATATTGTTTAGATTGGTTATATTTGTCATTAGATATATTGCTTGATTCTTCCGTAACTGCTTTTATTTTGAAAAAGGAATTTAATACCTTTGAATTCTGATTGATTAAATTGGAATCATTGGAAATCTGTTGTTTCTGTTCAAAATATTCAAAAATATGTTTTGAATTGTCCAACAAATATGTTTTACGTTCTCGTGTTAATAATTTGATTTGCTTGTTTATTTCTACAATTTTATCTTTGATTAACATAAAATCATCTAATTGGTTTTCATTAAGAGTATTGACAGAGAGTTTTAACGTCTCTTTCTCTTTTTGCAGTTGAGGTATTATTTCATTCTCTATTTTTTGAAATCTCTCTAATAGTTCAGCATGCTTAGTATCTATTGTACGTATATTTTGTGGATTAGACGTTGCCTTATTTCCTCTTTTATTTGACATATGAATGTAGATAATAATACAATCATATGTTTTTTATGTTACTTTTTTCTCAATTGGTTAGTTCTTTTTTCTTCTGGTGCTATTCTTCTTTTTTATTTGAATCCGTTTTGTCTTTTTCCTCAACTTTTTAATTTTGTTTTTCTTATTTTTCTTTGTTTTTCTAAATTTACCACCAGCATACATTTCTATACCATTCCTAAAAACATTAGTTGGTACATTAACATTAGGTACATTAACATTAGGTACGTGTGTTGTATAATTATTTTTTTTCACTTCATCTATTTCTTTTCTGTTTTCTTCACTCATCAAAGAATACTGTTCAAGGTCTTCAATAGTTGGTTGGTATAGTTCTTTTTTACGAGTATATTCGTTAATTTTATTATTTAAGAAGTCAAAGTTACTATCATTTTTTATATTATCTATCTGCTCTGGTGTATTATCTTTTATTAACTCTATATTTTCAACGAAATCTAATAGAAGACGATAATCATATACAAATAATCCGTGTTCGTCTGTTAAACTGTTCATAATATTGTACATTTCCAATGCTTTTTTATCATCTTTACAAATACTTCTAAGTAAATATATTTCCAGGTCACCTTCAAATAACATATTTGCGTCATCTACTAATAATTCAACCAGTTCGGCCATTTTGTCGCTTACTCCTATAGCTTTTTCATCTTTAATTGCATACAAATTCTTAATCAACATTAATATTTGTTGCTCAAGACTATCTACTGATGACGTTAATTCTGTATTATATGTAAGTTCTTGTCTATTATCTTCATCCGTATTCGCTTTTTCAATTACTTCATTATTCAATTTCATCTGGTTTTCTATTTTAGTTTCTACAAACTGTAATAGTTCAGTAATAGACTGTCCAGACAGCTCTTTTAATGTACGATACTCGGGGAATCTGTCAAGATTTTCGTATTCTTTCTTATTGTTACCTCCTGTACTTTCTGGAAGCTCAACATCCATTCCTTCATCTGGTATAATTTCATTAGCAGGATGATAATTGAAACATGATACTAATATTTTTTTGTATTTATTACCACTCTTGCGTGAAGTCATCACATTAGCTATTTCCTCTCTTCCTTCTTTCAATATTCCTTCTTTACCAGTTAATTCTACCTGTTTATTCTTTTTTCCCTTTGAAAGGACTTTTGCAGGAGCTTTTTTTGCCTTCCCTTTTGTTCCACCAGTTATTTCATATGGATTTTTTTTCTCATCTCTGTCATATAATTTATCAATCCATACATCATACAATTTTGTTTTTTTATTAAATAAAACATCTAATAGATTTGATTCTTTGGCAACAACCGCTATGCCATTTTTTCTACATCTATCTTTTAAATACGTGTCTAGTGTAAATACTAG